TCTATGGATGGTGACTTTGATACTGGTAATGTTAGATACAAAGCTAGAGAAAGATATTCCTTTGGAGTATCTGATCCACTAGGTATCTTTGGATCACCAGGTAGTTCGTAAGAACTTTAAGAGGGAGGCTCATTACGGGTCTCCCTTTTTTTTATCTAGGGATTTTTAATTTGTCTATCAACTGACCTAGCAGACTTGCCAAGATGATAGATGTTTTCCTTTAGGAGGAATTATGGCTAATACAACTTTTAATGGACCAGTAAGGTCTGAAGGCGGTTTTAAAACTGTCGATAAAAATTCAACCACAGGTGCAATTACTGACGGACTAGTAATTAACTCTGATGGTAATGTCTATACTGATAGCGGTGGACATATTCAATATGCTGCTGCAACAGGTTATGGACCAGCAGATTTAATAATAGGTAAAGGCGGTAGTCAATATGGTACTGCTGACCCTTATTCAGAAAGTGCAACACAACTTTTCCCTTTAGGGTCAACACTTGTTTACGGAAACAATGTTTATCGTTATGTTGAAATAGGTGGAACTGCGGTAACAGCAGGTAAACTTTTACAACACGCAGCTATAGTTTCTGACCACACTAATATGACAGCAACAGCAGCAGTTGCAGCAGGTGAAACTGCTATTTCTGTAGAAACAAACGGAACTGACTTAACATTAAACCAATATGCAGATGGCTACCTTTGGGTAAATGATGTAAATGGTGAAGGTCAAATGCTTAGAGTTAAATCTAACCCAGCACACGATCACTCGTCAGACCCTTCTGTTGTTATTACTTGTTATGACGACCTTAAAACAGCTTTGACAACAAGCTCACAGCTATCTCTTATAGAGAATCCAAACACTAACCTTATTGTAGCTCCAGCTACAGAAACAGGTGCGTTGATGGGTGCTACTGTTATTGATATGACAGCTGACTACTATGGTTGGGCTGTAATTAAAGGACCAGCAGCTTTATTGACTGTAGGAACTTTAGTTGTAGGCAATGCAGCAGTTCGTTCAGGTGGTACAGCAGGTGGTGTAGCTCCAGCAACAGATAACGTGTTACAAGAAGTTGGTGATGTAATGGCTGTGTCAGCAGATACAGAATACTCACTAATTAACATGAATCTAGGTTAAGGAGTAAAAAATGGCAGATGCAGTAACTACTCAAACCATCATAGATGGTGAGAGAAACTGTATTATGAAATTTACCAATGTCAGCGATGGTAGTGGCGAATCCGCAGTAGCTAAAGTAGATGTATCTGCTTTATCTGCTAACTCAGCAGGTGTATCTTGTTCTGAAGTTAGAGTATTGCGAGTAAGCCATGCCATTGTTGGTATGTCTGTTCAAATGTTTTTAAATGCTACATCTAATGTTCTTTTAATGGAATTAGCTGAAAGTAGTAATGGACATATGGACTTTACAGATTTTGGTGGACTTCCTAATAATGCAGGTAGTGGTAAAAATGGAGACATTTTATTTACCACAAAAGGTCATTCTTCAGGAGACACTTATTCCATTACATTAGAAATGGTTAAAGTGTATTCTGATTAATAGGAGCTAATTATGGCTAAAAGTAAAAATTATGTAATTTCTGAAACTGGTGAGTTTCCTGCTCAGTACAAAGTTTTACATCTAGAAGAAGATGGTATCTATAGACCTGTATTTGGTCCTGATCCTGATTTAGAAGATGCAGAACGCAAGTGTGCTGAGATGAATGGAGAAAGGGCTAGAAATGATAAAGGGCAACTTGTTGCTGACGATCCTTCTACTCCTGACGTTAATGAAGCTTATGTTGGCGGTAAAAAACCAAAGAAAAAAACACCAGCTAAGAAAAAAACTACAGCAAAAAAAACAACTACTAAGAAAAAGTAGTATTATCTATATTTATAATACTCTGGTAAAACGGAGTATTATATTTATCTAATTTATATAAGGAGACAAAATGGCAGGTAAAAAAACTAAATACATGGCTGGCGGTGGCAAGTCAGGAATGAAAAATTCAAAATATATGGCTGCTGGCGGTATGAAAACTGAAGTTGGTAAAGAAGCTAAAGTTGAACAATACAGAGACTACGTTAGTAGAATGTTTGGTGGTGGTATGACTTCTGAACCAGCTATGAAAAAGAAAAGAAGTAAAGGCATGGCAGGTGGTGGTAAATCATCTAAAGGCACGGCTAGAGGTGGTAAGAGCTAGATACAGTTCTAATGACCAAAAGAAAAAGAGAAAACCCTATACCCAAAACTACTAAGGGTAAGGGTGCAAACTATCGCCCTACTAAGTCTGGTGCTGGTATGACTAAGAAAGGAGTTGCTGCATATCGCAAAGCAAATCCAGGTTCTAAGTTACAAACAGCAGTAACAGGTAAAGTAAAAAAAGGAAGTAAGGCTGCAAAACGCAGAAAGTCTTTCTGTGCTAGGTCTTTAGGTCAGTTAAAGAAAAGTTCGGCTAAAACAAGAAACGATCCTAACTCAAGAATAAGACAGGCTCGTAGAAGATGGAAGTGTTAATACTATGGCTATATCAAGAACTAACATGAGAAACCAAATACAAAAAGCACCTGCATCTAAAAAAAAGGTAAGCAAAACTAAATCTGGAATAACTATAACTAGAATTAAAAAAGGATAGAAAATGGCAACAAGCGGTACTCATACATTTACTTTAGATTTAAGCGACATAATGGAAGAAGCTTATGATCTATGTGGTCTTGAGTTACGTTCAGGCTATAGTTATAGAAGTGCAAAAAGAGCACTTAATCTTGTTTTTTTAGAATGGCAAAATAAAGGTCTTAATCTTTGGACAGTAGAACAAGGTACTGTAACTCTAAGTTCAGGAACTAACACATATAGTCTAGATAGTTCTGCTATTGAAGTAATAGATGCTTTTATTAGAACAGATGCAGGTAATGTTGATAAACAGTTTGATCAAAGACTAAATAGGATTTCAAGAACTGAATACAATCATCAAGCAAATAAATTAAATAAATCTAAGCCTACACAATTTTTTGTAGATAAAAATACAGGAACATTACAAATAGTTTTATGGTCAACACCTGATGCTGCTGAGCCTTATACTTTAGTTTATGACTATATACAAAAAATAGAAGATGCAGGAACTATAGCTAGTAACAATGCTGATGTGCCATCAAGATATCTGCCTTGTTTAACTTATGCTTTGGCATATAACTTAGCTACTAAAAATCCTGAAGCATTACAAAGAGTTCCATTAATTAAACAAAGATACGAAGAGTTATGGAATGAGGTTAGTGATGCTGATAGAGAAAGAGCACCAATTAGATTTGTACCTGATCTAGCAACATATAGGTAAGTAATGGCATACGCAAGAGGGAAAAAAGCATTAGGTCAATGTGACAGATGCGGATTTACATACAAATTATCTGAGTTGCAATATGAAATTTTTGATAGCAAACGAAATGGTTTACGAGTTTGTTATGAGTGTTTAGACGAAGATCAACCACAACTTAAATTAGGAGAACTAAATATAGTTGATCCACAAAATTTATATAATCCTAGAGTTGATTCAGGAGAAGTAGAATCAACAAGCTATTATGCTTTTGATCCTATAGGAGGAGGTGTAACTGAGTTTGGTTCTTCTACTATGGGATTAGATATAAAAGGTGAAGTTGGCGAATTAAAAGTGAGTACAGAATGAGTTGGACATTTACAACATTAAAAACAGCTATACAAGATTATACTCAAAATACTGAGTCTACTTTTGTTACTAATTTACCTACAGTTATAAAACAAGCAGAAGATAGAATAGTTAAATCTGTAGAGTTACCTAATTTTAGAAAAAATGTCACAGGAACATTTACTAATGGCAATCAATACTTAGCTACTCCTAGTGATTATTTATATCCTTTTTCATTAGCAGTTTTAGATAGTAGTAACAATTATAGTTATTTAATAAGTACGGATGTTAGTTTTATAAGAGAAGCTTATCCTTCTGCTAGTTCAACAGGAACACCTAAACACTATGCACAATTTGATGATACAACTTTTATAGTTGGTCCAAGTCCAAGTTCTGCATTGGATGTTGAGTTGCATTATTACTATATTCCACAATCAATTACAGCATCATCTGATGGTACTAGTTGGCTAGGAACTAATTCACCTGAATTATTGCTTTATGCTAGCTTAATAGAAGCGTATACTTTTATGAAAGGAGAGCCAGATATTATGGCTAACTACGAAAAAAGATTTCAAGAAGCATTACAAAAACTTACTTTATTATCTGATGGATATAATAGAAAAGATGCTTATAGGGATGGTCAAAGAAAACTAGATGTCTAATGATCCCATAACAACGCTACAAGGCAAAAATATTGCAATTGTAGCTATGGGTCAAAGTCAAATAGATTTTCATCTCTCACAGACACATAGCGTTGAATTTGATGAAGTTTGGGCAATCAATGCAATGATAGGAGTTTTACCTAATATAGACAGAGCTTTTATATTAGACCCAATGAGTAGATTCCTTGATACAGAAGATGCTGGAACTATGACACCTATGATGCGGAAACAATTGCCTTTATGTAAATTTCCTATATACACCTGTGAGTTAGATGAAAGAGTTCCTAGTGCAGTAGAATATCCTATAGAGTCGGTTGTTCGTGATTTAGGATGTGCTTACTTTAATAATACTATTCCATATGTAATAGCTTATGCTTTGTGGAATAAAGTAAATAAGATAAGCATTTTTGGAGTTGATTATACCTATAGAAGTAATATGCACTTTGCAGAAGCTGGTAGAGGGTGTGTAGAGTTTTGGTTGTCTAAATGTATAGATGCTGGAGTTCAGATAGAAATAGCACCTAGATCAACTTTATTAGATACAGACGTTGGATTTGAAGAAAAACTATATGGCTATCATAGATTAGATAATCCTAAAGTTGCTTATCAAAATGGTTTTGATATGAGTGTTTGTAGATTATCAGATATACAAATAGAAGAAGAACAAAAGCCTGTTGGAATAATAGGTAGAAAAGATTTAAACTTATCTGAACCAGTAGAACCAAAGGAATATTAATGCACACAGACAAATTTGAAATATCAATAGGTGATTTAGGAGTACAAACTACAGACAATCGAGGACATACTATTGAAGAGGTTGCTGAAATGGCAACAAACAAATTAATATCTATAAGTGATACTGCACCTATGGAAATTAAAGCTCAAGCTCATGCTTTTAGAGCAAGAACTAAAATGGTTGTTGCACATTACATACAAGAAGGAATAAAAAACCACATGTGTACAATATGCAACGAATTGGAAAAACAAGGTCAAACTGACCTAGCAAATATAATAAGGAGGCTGTAATGGCTATAACACAAGCAATGTGTACGTCTTTCAAAAAAGAACTATTGGAAGCAAAACATAACTTTTTACTTTCTGGAGGTAATGATTTTAAATTAGCTCTATATACATCAAGTGCTACTATGTCAGCAGCTACAACTGCTTACACTACAACTAATGAAGCAACTGGTACTAATTACACCGCTAAAGGTTCTAGTTTAACTAGAGTTAATCCTTCTACTTCAGGAACAACTGCATTTACAGACTTTGCTGATTTAACTTTTGGTACAGCAACTATAACTGCTAGAGGATGTATGATCTTTAACGACACCGCATCAGGTGATCCAGCAGTAGCTGTATTTGATTTTGGTGGCGATAAAACCTCTACAGCAGGTTCTTTTACTATTACATTTCCAACTGCTGACGCATCAAACGCTGTTATAAGAATAGCATAGGAGTTTAAGTGGCAACAGGTTGGGGTCGTGCTGGTTGGGGTGAAGACTTCTGGGGTGCTACTTCAGTATCTGTTGCTGTAACTGGACTTGCAGGAACTACCACATTAGGTAATGAAGCAAATGTTACTGGTGATGCTAATGTAGCAGAAACAGGTGTAGTAGGAACATCTGCATTAAATTCAGTAGTAGCTGCTGGTTTTGCAATTACGGGTGTATCAGGAACTGCATCAACTGTAGGTCTTGGTGACGAAACAGTAACTTGTGATGCTAATGTATTTCCTACTAATGTAGTAGGTACAACTGGATTAGGAACTTTAGGTCTTGTAACTGTAAATATTCTTTCTATAACAGGATTAGCTGGAACATCTGCACTAGGAACAGAAACAGTACAAGCAGATGCAAATATGTCTGTTGATAATGAAAATGTATTAGCAACAGGACAAATAACAGATTTATTAGTATGGGGATTAGTAGATGATTCGCAAACTCCAAACTATTCAACAGTAACAACAACACAGTCTCCTAATTGGAGTGATGTTGCATAAT